CATTTACCCTTTGGCTCTCCAACATTAGGTTTAAAAAGTGCACTAGGCCCGTCCTCAAACTCTACCTTTATACTTTTATTTACTCCTGTATTAATACCGATAGTGCCATCTACTGTAGATGTAGGTGCAAAAGGTATACCCTTCGATTTCTCAACTTTCTTAACTATGGGTTGCTTGACTTTCTCAACTTTCTTAACTATGGGTTGCTTGACTTTCTTAACAGGTTTCTTTTTAATATACCAGTCTTTTCCAACTTTCTTTCTATAATAAAGTTCTCTTTTTATCTCTTTTGATATCTTTCCACTCCAAAACCATCTCCAGTAGCCTTTCTTTAATAATTTATCTACTTCTATCTTTCGCTTTTCTTCTATAACTTTATCAACTCTCTTTTTCCAAGAGGGAACTGGTTTCTCAACTTTCTTTTTCCAAGAGGGAACTGGTTTCTCAACTTTCTTAACTATGGGTTGCTTGACTTTAATACGTTTAACTACAGGCTTCTTAACAACTACCTCTTCAGCTGGCCTCTTAACTCGTCGCCGTCTTTTTCTACCTTTTCTAGGCACTATCGGTATAGCAACACAGCGACAATTCGGATGCAAAGGTATCTCGGGTTCTATTTCATCTAACTTATATATTCTTCCCTCTCTCCCTTCACATCTAGGACAGACTCTATTATCTCCTGCCGTCAACCATTCAGCTTTTACATAAACTTCTTCTATTCCATAAGCCCTCATCTCTGCAATATTCGCTCCATGATGAGCTCTAATAACTTCTGTTCTTGCTAATGTCCTAGCATTAGTCCAGCCTTTTTTGTCAATTATACCTCTTCTTTTATTTAATACATCTTTATAAGCCCCTTTTATCCCAGCAATTTCTCTTGCTAATTCTCTAGGATTACGACCCTCTGCCATTCCAAGTGCCATCGTTCTTGCTATCGGAGCTTCCATCGACTTTGTTATACCTTGCATTCCTGCATAAGTTTGAGTGTAAGCTAGTTGAACTCTATCAACATGAAAAGGAACATTGAACACTCCACTTAAGCCTTCTGCCGCAGCTTCAAAAGAAGGAATAGACATGCCCTGTTTTCTTAGCTCATTTCTTGTTCTCTGAACTCCCTTTTGATAAGCTGACCTGATATATACGTCAGACCACTTTCCTTCTACCATTCCAAGCCTTTTAGTAGTATATATTCGGGGACTATCACTTACTGACTTTTTATATGGAAGACCTTGCCTTGTAAATACTTCTATCCCAGCTCCCTCTTTGCTTAATATAAATTTATTGTTCTGGTCTTCTAACCAGTCCATGAACTCTGGTATTTTATTAGGGTCATATCTACTTCTCCATTGAGCTGCTGTTGCATTAACTAACAATATATCAGATAAAATATCTCTTTCTAACAAAGCTCCAGATTCAATATGTTCTCTAACAACATCTTTTAGAGCACGAAATCTTCTATCTACTTCTGCAACAAAACGTCTCCTAGTAGATGTAGTCCTTGTAGGGTCTACGTTTGTTATTAAGCTTAAAGTAACTAAATTATTTTCTAAGCATATCACACACATATTATTTAAAATACTTCTCCCATCGTCTCCTCTCCATCTCTTGGGTTTCTTCCTCCCTTTCCCTATGTTCTCTGCCTTTATAACAAAAATAATTGAATACCCATTTAAGTAAGAATATGATTATCACTACTTCAATAATTCTAAAAGTCAAGTCTATCATAATATCCTCCCTAATCAAACAACATAGGAACGAATGTAGCTATCACACCAACTAATGTTCCTATCGCACCTGTATAACATAGAATCTTCGTGGTGTTAATAGTTACCTGCTTATCAACTTCTGCAACCTTATCCTTTAGTATCTTCATCTCCTCATTAACTTTAACAACAGAAGAAGATACTTTCTCTCCCAAAGTATTTAGAGTCTTTTCCATTAATTGTTCTTTTTGCTCCATCAAGGCAATATCCGTCTTGATTCCCTTTCCACCATTCCCAAATAAGAAACTATCTACCTTGTTCAGAAAATCATCTATCCTTTCGTCCGTCTTCTTCCTACTAACTTCATTAGTCTTAATAAGGATAGTCACATCATCTAGCTTTTTAGTAAACGCTATCTCCAAACCATTTATTTCTTCCCTCACCTTATCGCATTTAGGATAGTAGTTAAACCCCTTGTTCTCTCCCCACCATTTCTTCATACTGCTTCATCTCTCCAAGCCTTCAAAAAGCTGACCATGGTTACCTATGAACATCATTAAAAAAGTGTCTCCAGCGTCATCTGGTGAACCTGAATAATTCAAATTTTGTAAAATATAGTCACCACAGCAGATTAAGACAGTTATTGCTAAGATAAATTATTAATTCGTTCAATCCTCTCTTTGTCGTATTTAGGAGTAACTCCACTGAGAGTATAATTGTGTTGTGTTCTATCCCTCAGTTCTCCTACCTTTGACTTATTCCAATTATTCACTCTCGAATAATAGCCAACAATCCTAGTGATGCCTTCGCAAACAACTGACTTTCTTTTCTGAGTAATAACATCTATAAATTGAGTTGCCCTCTCTACATTAGAAACCTTTGCTACTATTTCTTTAACAGATACTTCAACATACGCTCCTTCTTCACCGTCTTCACCTTTGGCTTTGGAATGGTCTCTAATCACAAAGACCTCTTCCTCTGCAGGAGTTGCTGTCCCTAGTATCTCCAAATCAGGAGATAACTCAACAGCTTCTACAAATAATTCTATTGCTTTTTCTACAACACATTCTTTGGTTTCCAACATAATTTGCAACTCCCTTCCTTTTTGAGTTTAAAACTATCTTTCCTCTGTATGTGGTGACTTTAATCTATAGTTAAATTGCAAAAAACCTTCTTCTCTCTCTTATCCAAATCATTCTCTTCTCCTCCCCTAACGATATATTTGCTCCCTGTCCTTCCATACCCTTCAATTAATTTAAACAAGGATTCTAGATTATTAACAATCACAGTATCACCCTTCCTGATTTCAAACACAAACTTACGCTCCCTCAAATACTCTATCGTTTGAAGTTTTTCGCCTATCTCTCTCCAGATATCCCTGTCTTCTCTGATTTCTGCAATAATCTTTTCCAAGTCATTCATCTTTGTCCTCTTTACAACAACAACAGTAATAAAAAGAATAAACCTGCTGGTAACATTATTTCTCCTCCTTTCACTCTTTGTTATAATCTTCAGAGGGTGGTAAAACACCAAATGGAATCCAATATCCACATCTCCCTGTCCACTCGTCAAACTTATAAACAACAGTCTCCTCCACGATTGCTACTCTATCTATACATTCATGGGTCTTACATTCTCTCTTTGATGGACAATCCTCATTCCTACAGTTCAATGTTTCAGCCATTCACTCTCCCTCCTATTTCTCCATTTGTCCTTGTTGAGTAATATCTGCCAATGCCTTATCCCTCGCTATCTTATTCTTCCCCTCTTTAATCAAACTATCCTCTATCTCTTTTCTTATCTCAGCTTCTTTCTCCTCGTCCTCTAAATCATTTTCCATCATCTCTCCCAACCTCTCATCTATCTTTTCTATAATCTCATCATTAAATCCCATTACTTCTTTGAGAAACACCTCTGGTGGCATTACTTCCTGAGCTCCCATTGAGTTACTATAAACAGCAAGGGTCTTAGCCTTAGTCTCAGCCACCTTCGCCTCTTCCTCTTCTGTAGGAACTGATATATCAGGAAACACCACTTCGTAATCTTCAGAGGGTGGTAAAACACCAAGTTCCATAAGGCGGTCAATGAAAGGGCGAACCATCATAGGAATACAATGGTTAGTCTGTCTCTCCCTCACCTTCTTAGTCCAAGCGTTCTCATCTCTATCACCTCCCAACTCACCTCTCTCAGCTCCTACAAGTATTCTCTTTGGAATGTTTCTGGCTCCTGCTATCAATGTAATCAATACCTCAACGGTCTTGGAAGGGTCAGCCACTTGTGGTGCTAGATTCTTAACATCCATTCCTTGTAGCTTGAGTGTTCTATTGAAATCGTGTATATAATCATTTATCTCATTGTTCAAGGAAGTAGAATCTTGATTAGGGTCAAACTCAGCATCTTTATCAAGTATGAAAGCCATGCCTGGGAATGCTCCTCTCCAGAACATCTCTCCACTACCCCCAGCCACTAAATGTAACCCAGCAATCAGATTGTAAACATTCATCAGTCTTGGAGTTCCTAGTATATCGTCTTCCAGTAGCTCGTCTGCTATATGAATAACCCTAGTCCAATGTACCAGAGTCTCACTCACTCCACCTTGAGCGTTAGTTACTTTCAATGAATAAACTGAAGGGAGACCATACCTCTCATCTGTCATATCCTCTTCGTAAGACTTGATGAACACATTATCCTGTTTGTATGGTCGAATGTAGAGGAGTTTAGTGGCAGAGTTTACTTCTTCCTCCAGACTTTGTTCACCATCAAACCCTA